GTCGAATAATCCTGTTGAAGCTGATTCACGAGAAACGAGGGTGGCTTTATCCGGTTCCATTTCCAATCAAACGGCTCGCATAAGATTTCAGCCACTACTTCATTGGCAATATTAATGGCAGGATTGGTGCCGCCGTAACCGGCAACGGGGTTTCCAAGGACCGCTGTTAGGCTGGCAACATTTCTGAAGTAATCCAACGTGCTTTGAATTGTGATTGTGCAGTTCTGCATGATTAACCTCTTGCCTGCCTGCCTTGCTGCACACCTAGCAATTCAGATTGCTGCTGCCTTGCAGATACAAGTTTTTCACTTAAGAATATGTTCTTTTCTGACTCCAGCAAACCAGCATTGGCAGCGACTAACTGACGCATGAACAATTGCATTTGTGTCGGGAAGCGCTGATCGTCGATTTGTTCCAATGCATGAGCAAGGAAGCCACTGCTATACAGGTACAGGAGCTTGTCCGGCAGAGGACTCCACGTCTGGGAGAGCGCCGTGAACATCGGGGCAGCATTTTGAAAAATCAATTTAACGGTATAAATGCCATCCGGGACCGGGTACATACGAAACGTAATGTTTCCAGCGCCGTCATCGAGATAAGGAGCGACGTGAACCGGGCGACCAGTTTCGGCAGCATCCGGTAACAGCATTTTCACTTCAGCCTCGTAGGTGCCAGCGGCACTGGAGACCACGGCTTTTTCCAGCCAACCGTATGTCGATAAGGATTGGCTATAATCCTGCACACTGGCGGTTGTGGTGAAAGTCGCAGTCGTGCGGTTCCATGCCCAAGCAAACGGGGGAGCCAATATAAACTGTTTGACAGTATTGGCAATGGTGACAGCGGGTTCGGTGTCTACCCCGCCCACGCCCGTAAGAGGCTGAAGGCGGGTAAAAGTCTGAGCCCAGTTAATCGTTCCCGAAAGTAAAATCGTGGGCGGCATTAGATTTGCTGTCTCGCATTCCCAAGGCGCTCACGATTGATGTACTTGAGTAATGTCTCGTAAGCCGGATCGCCGGGGGCAAACTGACCACGGCACTGCGGACACATGAACCGGATGACGCCATCACAACTGCGCTGACCTTGTAAATTCCACGAGCCATCTTGACGTTGGTGGGTGCAAGCTGCCTTCATGGCTGCCATACCCGCCAGCCGGTCTTGTTCCTGTTTGGCGTTAATGGCTTGCTGGGCTGCTTTCTGGGCTCGCTCTTTTGCTCGGAGGTCTCGCTCGTCTCTCTTGCGTTCCTCTTCAGCTTCGTCAACGAAGAGAGCTTTCATTTGTTTCATAAACTCCACGGTCTCAGCCGGGAGAGCTTGCTTTACATCATCTTTAGTTGCCATCTTTTCCTAAATTCCGTTGGTTTCTATGCCAAGCCAACTCTTGTAAATAAAATCGTGCAGCTTCGCCATTGGTCGGGCTGCCAAACTGCTTTACTGCTTGTTCTTCGGTGATGACCCCGGCTTTAATCAAGCGGAGTAAAACTGTGCGCCATCCCCGTTTTTCACGGATGGGGCGGTTATGCTGGTTAACAATGACTATGCTGTATTCAGGGAGTGCGCCTTGGTGCGTCCAAACCAGATAATTGATATCCTCGTTGACCACCTGAAACAAAGAAACGTCATTGCCGATACGTCCATCTCGAACATGTATGTTTGGGATAATCCTTTGGAGGCGTAACAGTAACTCACTGCTATGTAATACATGACCCCAGCGGGCAGGAGAGTCTTTGCGCTCTTCCTGCCCCGATAGCTCATATGGCTTGTTACGAACAGCCATATCTTGCTTGAGGTACGGTTCAACTTCGTCACGGGCAAGGCGAGAATCGTAAAGGCGATTAACGCAGGGTAGGCAGGCAGCGTTTTCATCGCCTGCCAGTGCTTGAGCCCGTGCTTGTGAAGAGAAATCGGAAGACGGTTTCAGGGTTTGGCAGATGTTACAGTAGGTGCGGTCGAGAGAAACTACATTGGACATAGGCGGTCATGTAATAAATGGGCTGGCTTTAAGACCAGCCCATATTGGTTAGGGGTGAATTAGGAGCAGGCGCTTTCGACACGAATACGCTTGAAGCCCATGCTTCCGCTTCCGGTACCCGGACGGGGAGCACAAACGTATTTCAGGTTAAAGCTCACGGCTCCGGGGATGACGCCTGCCGGATCAGCAGCACTCGCAGCGAAAGTCTTGATTTCCGCCTTGAAGTTGCGACCTTCAGGGACATCAGACCCACCCAGCTTGACGCCGAACACTGCGTCTAATCCAGCGAGGTAGCAGGAGTAAGCAGACTTGCCCGTGATCGGTACGCCAGAGGTCAGCGGTACGTTGGTTGAAGAAATCCATTGGGTGCCAGCAAAGTCGATGACTTCATAGTCGTGACCTTCGCCCCAGCCTTCCTGAATCAACTTCTGTCCCTCGACAGAACGCTTCAAAATGTCCGTGACGCCGTTGTAAGTCGTATCATTGAACAAATCGGCAGCGACGTAAGGAGACATGATGCCGTGTAGCTTGCCATCGGCAAATGGGCGGACGTTTCGTCCAAACAGAGACCCTGCGGCATTACGGATAGCAGAAGCGTTCAGATAAGAACCGTCAGCAATATCGACAACCGTGGTGGTATCGATTGAGCAAGCCGCATCGAATTCCATCTGGGCAATGCTATCGACAATCAGAGAGCCACGATAGCCCATCATTTTATTGAGGTTTTCCAACATCGGGTCGATAGCAACATCCAGTGCCAAATCTGACACGGTGATGTAATCGACGTACTGCCCAATGACAGCCTGAACATCGGGGGCGGTCGGAACAAGTCCGCTACCAACGGTGCCTTCAGTAGCGGTACCGGGTTGGTTCCCCGCAGTGACGCCGCTAATGAACGGAGCCAATGCATAGGAGAACAGTTGAATTGTTTTACCACGATGTAACGGAAGGTCACGGGGTGTGGTCAGGGTATGGAAGCCAAGGTTGGCGAAGAAGGCGTCAATTGCGAGCGAATCGTAATAGACAGCCTGAGTGTTCGTCAAGTTGGCGTTAGTTACTGCTGATGCAGCTAAACTCATAAATACTCTTTGGTACTTGGGTTAATATGACCGTGGTCATATCACGCCAGCATGACTACTGTTTCCGTGTTGAGCGGAGGACAATCCGTCTACGCTCGTCGGGTGACAGTTTCATCATGCTTTCGACAGTAGGTTCGTCTGGCTCGGCTTGCACGTCATCTGCGCTAGATTGACGTGGGCTGATGCCGACGTGCGCCTTTTTACCCCGCAACACCTTTTCAGGGGGTGCGGTTACTTCTTTCTGATCATGTACCTTAACCAATCCGGTTTCGGTCAATGCATCGAAAGCAATCTCATAATTGGAAGCGGTAGCAGCCATATTGTTTTTCTGGAGATACTCCATCATGGCTTTACCATTTACCGCATCATCTTTATACTCAGGATGGGCAGCTACAAACTTTGCGCCTTCCCGTTGATTCTGTGCCTGCTGGGCTGCTTGCCTTGACTCCGCTAGTACTTCCCGGAGTTCCTCAGGAGTGACCCCTACAGTAGACTTGAATAGTTTAGAAATCGCCCCGGCTGGGTTGGTCTGCAACTCTTGCGAGATAGCAAACTGCTCATCAACCGTCAGCGCCGTGGGCTCAAACTTAACTTCAGCTTTAGCAGCCTCAGGCAAAATGCGCTCTTTAATGCGCCTATTCTGCTCACGAATCTTTTTCGTGGCGTTAAGCTGGGCAGTTGAAAGAGCCTCGATTAGCTCATCTTTCGTGTCACCCTCGAAAACTTGAACGCCAGCTCCATCCCCACAGTCGATTTCACGCCGCCATGCTTTATGCTTCGGGATGGTTTCCGTAGCTGGCGGGGTAACTGTTGGCGGGACTACTGTGGTCTCGCTACTTGTAATAACCGGAACATCCGGGGTTTGTGGTTCTGCGACTTTATTTTTGTTAAACTCAGCTTCGGCGGCTGCCCGAAGTTTTTCTAAATCCATACGTTGACTCCTGTATGCCAATCCGGGCATAGTCGGCAGTTGGGTTAAAAGTGAAGGTTTGCGATTATCGAAGGCGGATTGTCCGCAAATTCGATGTAACTTTGAATCGTGGCAGTGAGAGAATCCACTAACTCAGTGACTGCCCGTTGACGGCATTTGAGATAGAAAATCTCGTGAATATCGGTACTTTTTGTACTCTCCAGCTTGGCTTTGGCTCGGTCGGCTTCCTCTTTCAATAGCACCATGAGTAGTTGCCAGCCGGGGTCGTCTGCGTATCCCCGGAGCTTATTCCCCCGGTCGTAGGCTGTTACGGCTTCCTGCTCATCGTGGGTCAGGTTGGCTTTGATTAAAGGCATTACTGGTTACTCCCAAAGCCCTGATCGCCGGGGGAGCCATTAACCGCCTCGGATTCCCCGGCTTTCTCTATGACCTGACGCTGTAGCTCCCGATATGCACGGGCACTGTTCTCAGCATCGACCACTTGAAGTTTGGAATCGGTTTCCCCGGCTTGTTTCTGTTTCTGAACACCAATCTGCTGTACCGCAGGATTTTGCATGGCGGCTCTCTGCTCATCCTCAGGTGTCATATCGAGGATGACATTGGCGTAGTTCTTCCAACCACTCACGTCAAACCACATCTTTACAAGTTCGACCACGTTCAGCTTTTTACCTTGGGCTTGCAACATGGTGTGCATTGGGTCTGTAACTAACATTTGTGTGAGCATCGGGAGCGATTGCGCCATATTTCTCTTTGCAGCCATGCGGGCGGCAGCGAGAATATCGAAAGTAACCTTGGCATTGAGAATGTCCAAGTGATCGCCTTCGTAGGCTTGGGCAAGCTCGTCATTGAGGATGTAGCGGAGTCTTTCCAACGGTAAGAGTCTTCTGTTCATCTCGTGGAAGGCATCAAGGGTGGGCTCGAATACCTGATCGCCGATGCGCTCAACGAATGCTTCCAACCGTGCGCCGGAACCTGCCGCCAGTAGATTGCTGCCCGTGGCAGTGCGTGTGATGCTCGTCCTGCCCTGAGCGGGCATGTTGCCCTGCGTGATTAGCTCGTTTGCGCCTGAAACGGATTCGGCACGGGCTTCCGACATCTGCACCTCGGCGAAGGCTTCCGGTACCGCCTGAATGCGGTCCATCGGCTTGATGGCGTTCACATCCTCAACTTTGAGGAATTTGCCAAGCGCCATGCGGATATTTTGGACAGGAACGTTCTTGCCTTGCTGAATAAGGATGGGCAGATTCAGGTTGAAAAAGACTTCATCCAAGTGGGCTTCGGTCAAGCCCTTCTGGATTAGCTGCTCAAATGCATGGGTGACTCCGATGCCCAGACCATAGAAGGAATTGGGAACGTCGTACCAAGTAACGCTTTCAAACGGCAGTCTTCCAAATGGGTTACGCTCGTTCCGGATAACTAATTTCCGATTCAGGACCGTAATTACTTTGTTTTTGTCCCAGCGCTCCAGTAGCTCGAATTTACTATCATCGAAAGTGGGGTCAACCGTGTTCTTTTGGTCACGGCTGGCGGCTTGGTGTGTGAAGTTAGGTGCAATCCTCTGCGCTTCCAGTAACCCAACCGGAGCTTTCTCTTCGGGCGGAAAGAGCAGGTCGTGTAGCTCTTCCTTCGGGGGGATTTCATAGCCTTCATAATTGCGAAGGTCTTCCAATTCCTCCGCATTCAACTTCATGCGGTGAATGACAAAATTCGCTTTGCGAATATCCGGATAGCGGAGCGAAGGATCAACAAAGACTTCCCGCAGGTCGCAGTTTTCTAGGATCGGCTTATCAATGTTCTCGGTTATTTCCTCAACTTCAATCGTGTCGGACTCGGTGGTATGCAACGTGGTATCCGGCAAGCCGGGAACGTCGGACTTAATGGTGATGGGGTCTTTACTACGGTGGTAAATCTCATCCTTGCGGGTGAAACTCTGCCATGACCATTTCCATATGCCGGTGCCAAAGGTGAGGCAATCCCTGACGCCAATTCTGATTTCTTCCCGGAAACCACAATCTTCAAGCTGGAAATGCAGCAAAGCGCTGACGGCACGGGCGGTGTCTTCGGTTACTGAGGGTCTGGGGGTTAAGGAAAATGGCGGGTCATCGGCAAACAGCCCGTTCATAATTTGGGGCAAGATGCTCTGGACGTGTTTAGCAACGGTGTAGAAATTGACGTTGGCTCGGGGTACGTCGGTCCCTTCCCACGTGTTATTGGTGATAAGGGGCTCGTACATTAACTGCGAAAACGCCCACCTTAAAGCCCACTGTTTGCTTCTGAGCCATTCTTCAGTTCTTAGATAATCTTGGACACAGAGCTTCAGGGCTCCAGATTCAGTTGGAACTCCACCAATCTTGATTTCATCGGGGGTGATAGGGGCAGTTACGGAGACGTGCGGTTGGTCAATCAGTGCCATATAAAAGGACTCGGTATATGAATTTGTTAGCGAAGTAGCGACATACCGAGTAAGCCGGACTGATTACCAGTAGCGGAAGTTACGGGGGTCGTATCGTCGAATAACATGTGTTCAAAAGCCCGTCGCCTTAATTCAACATGGTCTATCTTTGGGGCGGCGGGTGTGGTAAGACCTGTCAGATCGCCGACATGCAGCACCAACATCGATAGTGCGTCGGAAACGTCATCGTGGCGGGAATAGGGATAAGCGGTAAGCTCTTCAAACAAATACTTGAGCCCATCGACATAATTGGCGAACCAAAGGCGGTCGGAACGAAGCATGGTGGCCAAAAACCCGATACGGGTTTTCTTTGCATCCTTGAACCTTGGCGGTGATGCCCACATGATCGGACAATTAACCCGGCACTCTTGCGCCGTGCGTACAACGGTAGGCTCCAAGGCACGAGCGCCTTGGGCATCCTCAATGATTGTGGTCTCAGGCTGCCACTGCTTGGCGGCTTCGACTATTGCGCTCGCCTGCTGAACGGGGTTGTATCGACCACGGATAATATCGAGCACGAAAAGGCGGTGTTGGTCGTCAACGATGCCAACCACGCCACATGTGTAATCGTTTCCGGCTCTCTGCGAGTATCCGGACAAATCCCAGCAAATGTACTTCTTGCCCGTGTAGGGAAGACTGTCATAGGGCAGCTTGTGCCGCAGCAGCATGTCCAGTGGGAACGATGCCTGCAAAGCCTCAATCAGCGGGTCTGGTTGGTTAAGCTGCTGGCAGGAGAAGGCGTATGGATTCGCCCGGTACTGCTTATTCAACATGCTAAACTTCAGGCGGTCAGGGTAAAGAAGCTCAACATCCTCGGCGTGCATGATGGGAGCGCCGTAATCATTCTGTTGCAGGATGACGCCTTGTTTGAGT